TGAAAATAATGAAAAATTTGTTTTAAAGGAATCTGCTCTTGATCCTTTGTTGTATAGAAAGCCATGGAAGAAACCTGTGCAGCTTAGAGAAGAAATAGAAGAAATAGAAACAATAAGAAATGACGCACCAGCAGAAAGCTTGCCATCAATCTCAGAAAAACAAAGAGTTATACTTGTCTCTTTAGAAGACTCTCAAAATTTACCTGAGGAGCTTGAAGAAATTAAAAAAAGATATGATTATAAACATAAAAGTAATTTAAAATTATTCCATGTTTTTGCAGACAAATCAGATATAAAATCTGGAAAATTGATTGCAATTCCTTTACCTGGAAAACCTGAATATAGATTATTATTTCTTTTAATTGCTTCCATGTATTTATTTGCACTTTTACTAAATAATACTACTCTATCCCCTGAACAAAATTCAGTTATTTTAACAAAAATAAAAGATACTGTTCCTGAAGTATTTTATTATGGATTTGGAGAAGGAAACCCATCAATTTTATCTTTGCTAGAGAGTGCATTTAAAAATTTTATTGAAACAAATGATAAAATAAGTCTGAAATCATTATTTAGGGCGTTTATAAAAAGATATGAACTTTTAATAAAGAGTACTCCTTTGCCATTAGATATTGTTTTCAAAGATATTGATGAAGCATTGATTTTCTTTTCTGATAATAAAACTGTGAATGCTTATAAAAATAAAATTCTTGAAAAAAATATTGAATATGTTATAAAAACAGAACTTATTCCAAAACTTGACCCTTCAAAAATATTTGTTTTGCTTTGTTCAAAATTAGATTTTGTACAAATGTTAAATATATTATCAACTGATGAAGATTTTGAAATTATAGAACCACTTGCAGGAGCAAGAGCAATATTAGATGAAGAACTTGGTGGTGGAGGTTCCAGAAAAAAATCTAATAAAAAGGACAAGTTCAATTTCACATCTCATCAAAAACATGAACAAAAAGGAAAAAAGACTATTAAGAAGGTTCATATTAAAAATGGTAAAGGAACTAAAAGTGTTGCTTATTATCATAAAGGAAAACACATTCACACTGCAAAAAAACCATTAACTTATATTGAAATTGCATTCATCAAGGTCGGCAAATTTATTCCTGGTTTGTTCAAAGATTGTCCTTGTAATAAAAAAACACGCAGAAGAAAAAGAAAAAATGAAAAATAATTAAATAATTACACCTTTTAACATTTCAAACGCCTATTTTAATATATAATATATAAAGAGAATACTTATATATTATAAATAAATGGATTTTGTTTTTGTATTACTTTGTGGAAATGAATGGGAAGATATAACTATATTATTGTCAGAGGAAGATGCTATAAATGAATCAAAAAATTACCCAAATAACAGAGTTGAAATTTTTAGTAAAAATAACAATTTTGGATTTATCCCTACTTATAATTATTATAAAAATGGAATACTAGTTAAAAACTCGTAATTTTATATTAGAAAAGAATCGGCGTTTGAAATGTTAAAAGGTGTAAATAATTTATCATGATAATGCATCAAGTGCACATAATAATACCTTCTCTTGATCGCTCAACTTTTGAAATACTAAACAATCATCCAATTTTATTTGATAATGTTTCTTTGCAAAATTTTTACAATTAAGCAGCACACCATTATCAGTTACATTTATTTCTGCTAATATTGCACCATTAGTAAGATATATCTCGTCTGGGTCTTTTAATGGTATCCATCTAATAAAACCACCTGTTCTTAAATCACCCATTTCATCTACATATATGTATTCCTTCAATTTATTCATATATTTAATTAATTCCTCTTTGGGCAACTGTAATTCTTTCAATATATCAAATTTCATTGACTTTATTTTTGCATTGTTTAACTTCATAAATTTATTATTACTTTCATTATCAAGCGCTTTCAATAAATTATTAATATCCATTCTTGCTTTTATTATTAGTTAGCATTAGATTTTTAATATATATTTGATTAAATATTTGATTAAATATTTGATTAAATATATATTAAAATTTTTATAATTACCAAGTAGACCCAAATGCACCTCCAACCATTGCATTTGCTGCCATTGGTTCATTCATTTGGAATGCTTCCGCTCCACCAGGTGTTGCAGCACCAACTAAAGGTGTGCTATCATTTCTATACATGGAATCATAATCTGGCATTTGTTGCTGTTGTTGACTTGAAGGTAACTGGTTAATTGGTGTACTATCAGTATAAAGCGATTGTGTCATTGCTGCTGCACTAGAAGGAGGTTGTGAAATTGGTTGTGATACTTTCACATTTCCTGAAGATGAGGCTTTCTTTGCTTTCTTACTATCTTTTTTACCTTCCCATAAATCCATAACACGATCTACTAAAATACTCACTTTCTCTCCTAATTTTGTTTGAAGACTCATTGTAATTACTAAAACCGCTAAAATAATATAAGTCACGCTAAATTCTGGATATTTTGTTCCACTGTAGGTAGGAATAAATGTAATAATACGGTTTGTTAATAAAATACCTAAAAACATTACAATAATTTGAATTATTATTTCTGCTAAAAGTTCTACACTTCCTTTTTCATCATCCGCTTCAGGAACATAGCGTTGCATTGCTTTATTCAATATTACAACAGGAATAATACCAATTAATGAATATTGAATTATATTTAATATTTCAGATTTTGAGTCATCATCAAAATTGAAAACATGCTTAAAAAATCCTGGTTTTGATGAACTTGATGAATCACTTAAACTATCCATATATGATTTATAAAAAGAAATTAAAAATTATTAAATATTATTTGTTTGCATTTTTATTTATTTACAAATTAAGAAAATTTTAAAATATTTAATTAATATATAATGCCTTCTATTTATAGACGTGTTTTTGGTGATAAAAAACATTCGGTTAGCCCTTCTGATATTTCACATATGAATCCAGAACAAATTCGTCATTTAGAACCAAAACAAATTGGAATGTATTATAAAAATGAGCCTGAGATTAAGTATATGTCGCATGAAAAACAGATGGCTCTTAATGATGTACTTTGGAAAAAGAAGCATCCACATGGAGTAACTACTTGGCAGCGCACAGGAGGCAGAACTAGAAAACATAAGAAATCTATGAAATCTAGGAAATCTATGAAATCTAGGAAAAATAAGAAACATAGAAAATCCATGAAATCTAGGAAATCTAGGAAATAATTTTATGGCGCGTAATTAATTTAAAAAGTTTGTATTAATTACTTTTAATAATGAGTGCAAATAGAGCAAATGCATCTGCTAGAAATAGGCGTGCTGGAGGTGTCGAAATTGTGCAACCATCACAACAACAAAATGTTAGAAATGGACAATCTTTAAGAGCAGGACAAACTAGCAGACCAGGACAACAACCCCAAACTGCAACAAAACCTCAAATTTCAATTTCTGATGCAATTGGTCTTGTTTCTTTAAGACTCGGAAGACTTGAACAATTCATGTATAAAATAAATCATGAAGGGATCCCTAGTGATGATGATTTGAATCTTGGTGTAAATGACCGAATTATTGATGAGGATGTTTTTAGAAGTATTGTTTCTAGAATAGAAAAACTAGAACAAAATACAAATAATCAATCCACAACATCTAATGCACCACAAATTTCTGATTCTCATCCTATTGTTAAGGAGCTCAATAATAAGATAACTGCTCAACAATTAAGTATTTATGAATTAAAAGATATGATTTTAAAAATGCAGAATTTTGCTATGGAAACAAGTACAAGTTTGAAGGGTTTGATTGAACAATACGAAACAGATAAGGTATATGTTCCTCAGGAATTATATGAGAATGATTTTCAAAATCAAAATCAAAAAGAGGATTTTGAACCAAGTGAAATAATTGATGATAATCAACTTATTCTTGATGGAGAGAGTTTGAAAGAAATGATAAAAAATGAATTGTCTTCAGATAATATTTAATAGATAATAAAAATATATTCATTTAATAATAGACCTTATTATATGTATTATTATAATAGATATAATTATTTCTGTTATATAAAACATATAAAAAGAAAATGAATAAAAATAAGAAAATCCTGGCTCAGCAAATTTATTCATATTTAAATATTTGAATATTTTCATTACTATGTATTTAAAATTAAATACATCAGGCCAGTTATTAAAATTATCGGTTTCATAAAATAATTGATAACATAATGGTTCTTTATAAATATAACGATTTGTAAATCCATAATTAAAATTTGTATATAAATCCCAATCATATATATTATTTTGGTCAGTCTTTAATGTATTTTCAATAAATTTCTTTGAATAAATACATGCATGTGTTCCTGTACTTAACAATAATTTCCTATGATTCCAGAAAAGTGTTAAGCATTGCAAATATGGAACGCATCCTAGTAAATATATAAAATTTATATTTCTATCTGAACATGTATTCACAAAGTTATTTATAGAATCTGTAATTGATTCTTCATTGATTTTTTCACTAAATTCAAAATCATCTTCTAAAACTAGTATGTTATTATATCCTCTTTTTTGTGAATCTTTAAATACTTCTATAAAACAATCTATTAAGTCATATCTTGGCAATTGTTCTTTCAAATTCTTTTTGCATTTCTTAAATCCCTTATTATTTAAGATATGTACTTTTTTACTTGGTTTATATTTTTCCAATTGATTTTTTATATTACTTTTTCTCTCTTCATTACCTTCTAAAAAGATAATATAGGTTGCATCAATGCATTTGTCAAACAATCCTTTCTCATAAATAAAGTCTTCAAAATGATATGGATTTTCTTCTTTTTGGTTTGATTCTTGATTTTCTATATCTTTCAAAATTTCTTTTTCCTTTACTTCAATCATTTTATAAAAATAAAATAAATTAATAATAAAATTGAAACTTAAATATTTGTAGTAATAATTGTTACACTTCATCAATCCACTGATAATAAAATGCAACGAAGAGATCCTCGCAGACAGTTATGTAACCCTTTATTTGGTTTCTTGTTCTACTTTTTGATATTTAATATGGTGTTTATTATAAAGTCTACGTT